TTAATACATTCTGCGTGAAACAAACAACTAATTGATTGGATAACCTTTGTTCTTAAACGCGAACACCAATTAAACAATATGAGCATCGCTACACAAATGATTGATTCTGCCTTTGATCTTACTGGCCCACTGGCACCACGTATGGCAAATGATGGCTTCATGCCTAAGCGCTCAAGTGTTGAGCAACTGGAAGTTGGAGATGCTGTACAGCAAGACCACGTTGATCTGCGGCACACCCTTGTCTGGCATGGCAAATCTGACCAATCGGGATTTTGTCATCAAGAGGAGGTTGGTGAAAAGTGGTTGTATAAATATAATCTCAACATCTCATTCCCAATGGCTGGTGATTGGGACATGCGTCATCCCGTTGCTCATGCAGTATACGGAGGTATGGATACAACATCAGCAGGGTTTGATGACGCTTATATGCGTGCTCTACAGGCACTGAATGTCATGATGGCCAGAGAGCGCGAACGCATCGGCGAGACAACTAGACGTGTCATAACGCAATATGTAAGGTCGTCATACCAACCTTATAGGTTCTTAATACGTGCCGCCGTTCTCTGGACTTTACTTGCCAAGCGCGAGATAACTGAGCCGGTGGCCACAGAATGGGTGGCCAAGGGCAGACGACAACCACCGACACACATGCATGGTCTAGCAGCACTTGAGAAAGTTACCGTATCCCAAACATACGGGCCACATGATGTGTTGTTTGTACGGCTGGACCACCCGGATGAATTTTATATGGTAGATGTTATGTCGGCAATTGCATCAGCAGAGTACCCCGTGCCTGATGAGGATGCAACACTCAAAGCAATTTGGCCATCCTTGAATATGCCGGAGGTGGTGTATACAAGTGACCTCAAACAGTCAGACCTTGGGCTACCAATCACTAGTGATGATGTTTGGGGAACAATCATGCGGTTCTGTGAAACATTTGATTGTTATGATCTGTGGAAGGACGCACTGCAAAGTGTCCAAGCTCTAGCAACCAGGCCAGAGGGTGCTGCTGTTCTTGCTGGTGTTAACAACGTAACATGGGCATTGCCAGCCTCTGATCTAAGGATAGGTGCAATCGGACCCATCCTAGCAGGTGTATCAGTGGAAGCAATGAAATCAGAGCCCTTCCTGCAGCCAGACATCAAGATGTTCTTATACGGTGCTGCCATCCGTTCATGTTATGTAACTGCTGGATACTATGAGGCCTTATGTGCTACCACTACTGCACATCCTGTTGCAGCTGCCATCGGCTTACTTAAGCCAACACATGTTCGGGCTCTAAGCACATACCGTTATGGCAGTGTTTTCTGGCGTGACCGAGTGACTAAGATCACTGAGACCGCAGGATGGCAATGTATCACACATGCCATCAGAGGACTGTGTCCAGCAATGTCAAACACAATGCATTTGCACATAATGACAGCAGGTAGAGTGCCCTGGTGGGTGAATGTGCTACCATTTATGCCAGAAGGGGGTGGAGAATTTCTCGATCACTGGTTGCGGCCTGCACGCATGCTCTCAATGCCAGACACAGGAATATGGACGCCATTTTATACTGTTGCTGGTACTTCACACCAACACTTGGCTGCAGCAGTGCGTTGGACAGGGGCACAATTACGTTACATTGTACTTGGGCCCACTGGAGAAAGTGTCAAAGTTGCAATCGGGGACGGAAACCCAAATCGGTTCATGCCCCCGATAGCACCTAAAATTAAGTTTGGTAGCTATTCAGCAGTTGCTTTTCTTAAGTTCAACCGGGACATATTTAAACGCTACAAGCTCATTCATCAGCTCGGCCCCGCCTCCATGGAGGTCTTGCATGACTTCGGGGGCGAGGTTTATCTTGGTGGAGTGGGCAATGCATTCGAACTAATGGATGGGCAAGCTATGGCATTCGGTACAAGTGATGGCACATTAGACATCGGCCAAGGAGTAACCAGCATCCCACGCAGAGGAGAACCAGTTCCACTCACAACAGAGAATGGTCAATTGGACAAAGCTGCCTTGGACGCATTCAATAGATTGAGTGCTCAGTTCCAGCATCTGGATATGGACCCCAATGTCCTGCGACAAGGTTCAAGGAAGGACATAGATTACCCAGCAAGCGAATTGCCAAGCATACTCAACATGGCAAGATTTCATGGAGATTTAATCCGTGAATATGAATCCGATCCTGCCACTCAGAAACGATTAGCTCAGGATGCACTCATCATACAGGATCAATTGTTGACAACTCAACAGCTGGCTTCTGAGCGCGAAGCATTGATAGACAGCATGCATTCACTTCGCTCATTGATAAGAGAAGCTGACCGCAAGCTCAATGTAAGGCAGCCACGTGTGTCGCCTGGCCGTGAAGAGGTGGAGGTGCCAGGTGATGACCAAATGTCAATCGATGACGTCTTACGGGAGCAAAGTCCCCGAAGTGACAAAGAGGTGGGCAAGGCACCTGACGATGAACTGCAGCCTGAGACTACTGCTGAGGCGTTTTTTCAGCGCGAATCCGGCCAAGTCTCGGCGAGTTCCCCAGAGAGTGTTGGAAGTGCAGAAGGAATATCAACTGGGGGACCTGGGCTAGGATTCGCTCCCCCAGAGACCTCATCACAATAGAACATGTAGCAGCAGAGCACGCCGGCTGTTGTGGCGCAACTATCCGAGCGGCAGTGGGTGCAGGCACCACGTGTATAGAGGATGCAATATGTCTTGGATTATCACCAGACAAAACTGAACTGGAAGGTGTGTTGGCTAAGGTGGCACCACCCAGTAGCAAAGACGTGACCTTAGAGTACTGTACAAATGAATTCGATAAAGGTCCCAAAAGCTATGCTTTCATGACCAAAGTTAATGTGAGGACTATATATGAGCTCGGATGGCATCAGGAAAATAAGCTAGTGGCAGAAGCCATGATTTATCAAGCTGGACAACTAGATTACGCGGTGGCAGCTCTATGCATTTGGTTGATGACAGACACAGCTAGTTACTTGTGCAGCGAGCTGCCAATTCATAAACTACCATTAGCACAGTGGGATCCTCCAGTCAAGCGATTCGCATCTGAATGCAGAAGGCTTGGACAAGTGTTTGGGAGAGGGCAAGCTGAACTCAAACACGCTTTTAGGTTGAGAAAGCTAATATGCCTTATTGGTCGCACTGACCAGGAGGCGGACTGGGAAACAGAATTACGCGACCGCTCTACAGTAACAACTGCAAAAGCTGCAGCATATGATGGCAAAGTAAGCGGCAATGCTTATACCCTTATTAGAAGGCGTGTGCTTGACTCTATAGCTACAGCAGCAATACGGCAACTAAGATCACGTGGTGGATCATTCCAAGAATATTGGGAAAAGCGTTGGCTGTCCACCCCTAGAGGAACTACCTCAAAGGCAGGTGAAGCCAAGCGCCAATTAAAGAATACTGACCCTAAGTTGGATTTGCAGATGCGACCCATCAAGCCAACAATCATGGAGATGATGGATGCAGCCCAGGTCAAAAGGCAGTTAAGAGGAGACTGCTTCACAGTAGCACGCGGATCAACCAAACCAGAACCTGGTATGAAACGCCGAGCATTGCTTGCTGTGGATGACAGAACTGCCCTCATTGCAGGCTATGCTTCGGCAGGCATTGAAGTCTCAACTAAGATGGGAGGAATGGTATTGAGACAAGACCCTGCAGATGTAGCTGAGTGGCTCGCATTCGACGCTGGTCCACGCGTGTGGCGTGTTAGTAACGATTATAGCAATTTTAACATTTTGCACTCACTTAGGTCATTGCAGGAGGTGGACCTGGCACTGGCTAGAGCATGGGATTCAGTCCCGGAGCCATGGGCGCTATCAAAGTCAGCTGCAGAGCGTTGGGTTGCAGCCTCATACAACAATGCAGTGATGCACACTCCTGGTGGTTCGGCGTTGGCCAGATGTGGTCTTTGGTCAGGGCACAGAAACACAGCAAGAGATAATACATTTTTACATCTGGTGTACTTAGAGTGCGTGCAGTCAATACAGAGGTTGTTATTTGGCAGATATGCCGACTGCACCAAGCAAAGAATTTGTGGAGATGATGAAACAGTAGCCTTTAGTAACTGGTCAGCTGCCGTCACCCATGCCATTGTAGCCGACGCAGCGGGGTTCACTTCACAGAAGAGCAAGGGCATGTTGAGCCTAAGGCATGACGAATTCCTGCAGTTGGTGCGTGTGGTTGGTGGAGTACCAACGTATCCTGTGGCCAATACCATGTTGTCATTTTGCTCAGGTAACTGGTACAAGTCAACTGTACGTAATTTATCTACCGTGATCAAAGATGTGAGAGATCACGTATGGCAGATGGTTATTGGAGGCTTGCCAGTTGAGCGCGGTCAAGAACTGGCTGCCAAAGTGCTGAATTACTTGGTGCAATCGAAGACTGCTGACAATGAGCTCGTTGAGCGTGAGTGGTT